TTTTTATTAGAATTAACCATTAAAGAAAATTTGAAAAATGTACGCACGAACGCCCTATCTAGTTGAAATAGCAGAAGCAGGTCAAACAGGGTCAAAAGTTGAATTGTTTATCGCTAACAGTTCTACACTACCCTCAACACCTACTTATGTTTTGAAGAAAAATAACCCGTCGGCAACCAACAACAAAACACGTTACGACATTGCGCCGTTTGTTAGGGAGTTCATTAAGAACACTTATCAAAACGTTTACAACGGCGACGGAACAACATCACCATCGACGCATTCAGCGTTTGTTCGTATTGACCGTTACAAGGACGTTAACGGCACATTTACACTATTGAACCAAACGACATTAAGGGCGTGGGATGGTTACAGGAGTTTCACTGACATTGGCTTTGCTCCCACAATTCCGTGGGGTTCGCTACTTAACAACATCGGTTTTCCTTTGATTAGTTCGCCAAGTGGTAGTACGTTTTACTACCCTTATACAGGTGCGTCAAGTGTCCCCACGGGTTTAATTTCCCCTGGTTATATCACCGTTTTATTGGGTGCCGGTGCTTATGTGACTTACACCGAAATAGCACCTACGCCACAAGTAGCAACTATTACGATTGACACCGTCAACCAACGTGCAATTGACTTACCCGTAGTATTTCAACAAGTATCACCTACAAGTGCTAATTTTTACGACACGGGTAATGTTATGAGGATTTACAGTCCTTCGAATGTCTTGCTATACACGGCTACATTTAAGCCTTTGAGAGAATGCAGATATACGCCAGTTCCTATTGATTTTGTCAACAAATACGGTGGTTGGCAAAGGGTTCATTTCTTCAAAGCGTCAATGGATAAGATGAACTTCACTAGCGACGATTACAACTTCTTAACTAAAATGTCAACAGTAAATCAATGGACGGTAACGGATGGTCAAACAAGGGTAATGAACCGAAATGGACGTAAAAAAATTACGGTTAATTCTGGTAGCGTTGACGAGAGTTTTAAAATCATTGTTGAGCAGATATTAATGTCAGAACGGATTATGGTCAACGGATTGCCTGCTAAAGTATTAAGCAATGATATTGACTTCATTAAGATAGTCAACAAAAAAGACTTAAATTACACATTAGAATTTGAATTTTCCTACGATGAAAGCGCAACTGTATATTGATGGTGAAAGGGTGGAATTGTTCCAAGACGAACTAATAACGGTTAATTCGTCGGTTGCAAACATTCAAGATATTAGCAAGGTTTTCAGCGACTACTCGCAAACATTTAATGTTCCTGCGACACCTAACAATAACCGTATATTCGAACATTGGTATCAGACCGATGTGTTGCCAAATATTGATAGTAGGTTAAGACGTGACGCATTTATCGAAGTGCAATTAATACCTTTTCGCTATGGTAAAATTCAGCTCAATGAAGCCGTAATTCGTGGAGGTAGAGTAGTTAGTTATTCGTTGACTTTTTACGGTTCGCTAACATCACTCAAAGACCGCTTCGGGGAGGATGAGTTAAAAGATTTAGACTACTCAACAATCGGTTTCACCTACTCAGGAACAGAGGTTTACAACCGATTGATTGACGGCACAACAAGCTACGATGTTAGATTTCCATTGGTGTCACCTAACAGATTATGGCAGTCTTCAGGAGGTGGGGTTAATGACATAACGGTGACGGCTGGCAGAATGGTCTATGAAGAACTATTTCCTGCTATTCGAGTACAAGCAATATTTAACTTCATTGAAACTAAGTATAACTTGTCGTTTGTTAGTTCATTTTTTCAAACCTCAAAATGGTTAGATTTGTATTGTAGATTTCAGAACGGTCAAGATTTGGTTTTCCTTACCCAATATGAAAACATTGATTACAACAGCACAACGCCGTCAAACACATTTTTTGATACAATAGAAAACACGTTAAACTATCAATATATTCCGATTGCTGGTACTACCTTTCATCAGACTACTGTTAACTTTTCGAGTGTTTCAGACCCTACTGCAACTATTTATGTTGAAGCCTACATTAATGGTCAACTAAGCGGAACATTTGAATACAATGGAAGTAACCCAACAGTTGTTACGATTGAGGGAAATGTCCCGGGATTAAATTCAGTTGTAACTTATCGTTTTAGGGCAAATAAAACAGTGAGTTTTGATGTTGATGTGCTGTATGAAGCACCCGACACGACTGTTTATACAGGAGTTGGAAACACTATAAACTTGTTGTCAATTATTGACTTGTCAATTTTAGCACCGTCGATGAAAGTTGCCGATTTCGTAGCTGGCATTTTAAAGGTTTTCAATTTGGTTGTCGTTGGTGAAGAAGCGGACACATTTACTATTGAACCGTTACAAGATTGGTACGCATTAGGTCAGACTTACGATATTACGCCCTATGTTGTGAACTCACATAACGTTCAAAGAGTTCCGTTATACAAACAGATTTCATTCAATTATAAGGAGAGCAAATCGTTTCCTAATCGTAATTTCAGGCAGTTGTTTAATAGGGAATACGGCGACCTTTCGAGTGCATTCCCTTACGATGGTTCAGAGTTTAAAATTGAGGTGCCGTTTGAAAACAATCAATTTACAGAGATTGACAACACGGATATTTTTGTGGCTTTTTGCTTGGACGAAAATCAATCGCCTTATGTTCCTGAGCCTATGTTAATGTACTTGAGTGGCGACCAAGCGTGTACTTCATTTAAGTTTTTCGACGGCACGACCGAACAGACGGTCAGCAGTTACGCATTGTTTAATTCGGTCAACACAACGGGATTTAGTTTATGCTTTGGAAATGAGTTCAATATCGTAACCCAACAGACCGAGCCCGATAGCCTATACAACACTTACTACGCACAACATTTGAGCAATTTGTACGACATTCAACAACGGATGTTTTCATTTACGGCATTTTTTCCTACGGGTTTAATGACTAAGTTACGCATGAATGACAAGTTAATCATTCACGACCGCCGTTATTTGATTAACGACATTAGCACTACATTGAACAACGGAGAGGTTAAAATGAACTTGTTGCGAGAGTTGGTGACGTTTGAGTTTGAGTGTGAGTGTATCCGTGTAACGTTTACTTATGAGGGGGTGGAGTATAGTTTTGATGTGCCGAAAATAGGAGTTGAAAATGGAAAGAATGAGTATGAGAGTGTTGAAGGTATTAATATCATTTGGGCAACAGATGAAAACGATATAACTGCTTGGTATATACAGTTATCTACACCTTTTGGAATATCAATTAATTATAATGAGAACGATACAGAGTGTCCTTTGTCTGATGAATGGATATTTTATCCGTTTACAGGCGAAAGCGAAATTGAAGTCGAAAACCTAACCACCACACCTTGCTACGAATGAACTTACAACTAATTATACAACTATTGAAGCAGTCTGATTGGTACGGCTGTTCCAAAGCGATTGACATTGCGAAAGGTGTCAACGAGTTAACCACGTCGGTCAGCCAAATTGTGAAACAAGAAAAAAGAAAATATCATGGCAGAAAAAAAGGTTATTGAGATAGAAATTCAGGACAACACAAAGTCACTCAAAGCGCAGTATCGTGAAGCGGTTCAAGAGGTTCAAAAGTTAGTCCAAGCGTATGGTGAAACTTCACAAGAAGCAGCGGAAGCGGCAAAACGTGCGGCGGAACTGAAAGACCAAATTGAAGACACAAACGATGCTATTGCGGCGTTTAAAGGCGAGGGTGTTTTCAACGCAACGGGTAAGGCAATCAGTTCAGTTGCGAGTGGTTTTAGTGCCGTTGAGGGTGCGGTAGCCTTAGTAGGTGTCGAAAGCGAAGCCTTGCAAGAAACGATGGTCAGGTTACAAGCGGCGATGGCACTATCACAAGGGTTGCAAGGATTGGAGGATGCAGGACGTGCCTTTAAACAATTAGGAACGGTAGCCGTAAATGCGTTCAAAGGAATTAGAGGTGCTATATTAGCAACAGGAATAGGTGTTTTAGTTGTTGCATTAGGTACAGTTGTAGCTTATTGGGATGACATAAAAGCAGCGGTTAGCGGTGTTTCAGATGAACAATCTAAATTGAACGCAAAGACGGAAGCAAATCTAAAAGCAAGTGAAGAAAAAGTAAGTGCATTAGACAAACAAGACAACATTTTAAAGTTACAAGGTAAAAGCGAAAAAGAAATTTTACAGTATAAAGTCTTAGAACTTGATGCAGCTATTAAAATTGCTCAAACAAATCTTGAAAATCAAAAGGCTACAAAGAAAGCACAAGTTGAAGCCGCTAAAAGAAACAAAGATATATTAGTAGGCATTTTAGATTTTTTATCAATTCCATTAAATTTACTTTTAAAAACGGTTGATAAAGTAGCGAGTGCTGTAGGTGTTGATAGTAATCTTGGAAAATGGTTTGATTCTATAAAAAATTCAGCGGCTAATTTAATTTTTGACCCTAAAGAGACTGCAAATGAGGGTGATGAGGCAATAAAAGCAGCGGAGGAAAAATTGACTGAATTAAAAAACCAACAAGCAGGGTATCAATTACAAATAAAAGAAATAAACAAACAAGCAGTTGACGCCGCTAAAAAAGCAAAACAAGATGAAGCAGACGCAAAATTAGCAGCCGAAAAAGAATATAACGAAAAACTACGTGCCTATTATGACGCAATAGAGCAAGAAAGGCAATCTCAAATAACGGACGCAAAAGAGAAAGAATTACAAGCGTTAGATAATAAATATGAAGAACTTTATGCTCGAGCAGATGCAGCTAATCAAAGCGACAAAGAATTAATTAAAAAGCATCAAGAAGAAGTTATAGCCATTAATCAAAAATACGCATTGATTGAAGCAGAAATAATGGCTAAGGCAAAATTAGAAGCCAATCGTTTAAAGGTTGAAGCGGAACAAGAATTCCAAGCTCAAATTGAAGCGTTACAAGAAGCGAATTTTCAGGCTGGTTTACAAAAGAAAATGACCGAAACTGAGTATGAGAAAGAATTAGTCAGACAAAAATATTTTGCACTTGAGGAAGCTGCCAAAGGAAACGCGGAACAAGAAAAAATTATTGCAGAAGCTAAGGCAAGAGAATTAGAGGAAATTGATAAAAAGAGCAAGGAAAAACAAATAGCAGCGGAAAATGAACTTAGACAAAAAAGACTTCAATTAGCAGGTCAAGCCTTTACTGCAATAGGGGATATTATTGGAGCGTTTACTACAAAGAATGAAAAAGACGCACGTAAACAATTTAAAATATCAAAAGCATTTAATTTAGCAGCTGCTTTAACGAATACATATTTAGCTGTGACTGGAGCATTAACCGCTGGAGGAAATCCAATCAAATTAGCGACTGGTCAACAAATAGCTGAAGCGGCTATCGTCGGAACTATGGGACTTGCAAATGTGGTTAAAATTGCAAACACTCAATTTGGGAGCGGTAGCGGTGCTTCAGGTGGTGGCGGAGGTTCAATGTCAGCATCAAGCGGTGGTGGTATTGTTGCACCTAATCTTAATGTAGTCGGCGATACTGGAATTAATCAGTTAGCTCAATTAGGTCAAACACCAATCAAAGCCTATGTAGTTTCCAACGACATCACAACGGCTCAAATGTTCGATTTGAAAGTGCAACAGACATCGAGTTTATAGTTTAGAAGTTATGGAAGTTTACGAACTTATAATAAAAGACGAACAAACGGACGGAGTTTTTGCGGTTTCATTGGTTGAAAAACCAGCGATTGAAGAGAATTTTATAGCGTTGTCCAAACAGCAGATTGAGCTTAAAGCATTGGACGAAAAGCGAATCGTAATGGGCGCGGCTTTAATACCGAACAAAAAGATTTACCGCCGAGATAAAGATAAGGAATTTGAAATCTACTTCACGGACGAAACGGTAAGACGTGCGAGTGAATTGGTATTCATGCGTAACCAACACCAAAATGCGACCTTAGAACACGCTGTTAAGTTGTCGGGAATGGCTATTGTGGAATCGTGGATTATAGAGGATGATGAAAAAGACAAATCTAACATTTACGGCTTTGACTTACCTAAAGGGACGTGGATGATCACCATGAAAGTAATGGATGATAACATTTGGGACAAGGTTAAAAACGGCGAAGTTAAAGGGTTTTCGATTGAGGGTTATTTCGCTGAAAAGTACGAAATGTCAGCACGCGAGAAAGTAGCTGAATTGTTGCGTCGCGAATTCAAATTAGAGAGTTATACAGACTATCCGGAACAAGCGAGCGAAAACGCAAAAATAGCACTTAGGTACGCTGAAGAAAACGGGTGGGGTGATTGTGGAACAGCAGTTGGAAAAGCACGCGCAAATCAATTAGCGAACCGTGAGCCAATAAGCGAAGATACAATTTCACGAATGGCAAGTTTTGAACGCCACCGCGAGAATTCACAAAAGGAATTAGGTGACGGTTGTGGACGTTTAATGTGGCTTGCTTGGGGTGGTGATGCTGGTATTGAGTGGGCACAGAGAAAATTGGAACAAATTAAAAAAGATAGAAAATGAAAAGTTTAGAAATCATCAACCGAATTGAGAAAAAACAGGTTGAATTAGGGATGCACGTTGAGTTGGGTGTTTTACAAGATATTGAAAAGGAATTATTAACGGCAAGCTCTGGAGCAATTAAGGCAATTGATATGGCAAAATTAGCAATTAAACCAGCTCAAACATCTTTACAATTGAATAAACAATTACTTACTAAACTTCAAAATTTCATAAAACAAGTTAAAGATTTAGGAATAACAACACCTCAAAAAGAAGTAGAAACGGGAATTACACAAGTTAAGGAAAATATACAAGCTATTGAAAATCTTATTAGTAACTTATCTAAAGTTTAAATTAAAAACGTTATAAAAAAAAAATAATATGCCAACAAAAACAACATCACCAAAAGGCGGTAAACGTGGATGCTTATGCAAGGACGGGAAGTACCGAAAAGAATGTTGCGAGGGTGAATTGTCACAGCAAGGTATCGGTTCAACGGTAAACGGTGGCAGTCAGGTAGTCATTAATCCAACGACCAATCAAACGATTATAATTCGCTAAAGTGCAACAGACAAAAAAACAATTAGTTTAACAAAAAAAAGTACACAATGAACTTTAAAGAAGTAGTTAAGAAAATATGCGTCGCGCTTAATATCGAGGTGAAGCTCGAACAAGCGAAATTACAAGACGGCGTTACCATTGTCGAAGCGGATAGCTTTGAAGCAGGTGAATCTATTGTTGTTGTAACAGAGGACGACCAACGAATTGCGTTGCCGATTGGCGAATATGTCATGGAAAACGGAATGACGATTGTAGTTGCTGAAGAGGGTGTAATTTCTGAAATCAAAGAAATGGAAGAGCCTGAGCAAGAACCTGAAATCGAAGTTGAAGCAGAAAATAAGCCTGAAAACGACATGGCTAAAATCAAAAAGACCGTTGAATCAATGGTAAAAGAAACGTTTTTCGCAGAGATTGAAAGCAAAGACAAAGAGATTGAACGCTTAAAAGCGGAATTGGCACAAATGCAAGAGCCAAAGCCAATCGTTCACAACCCCGAAAACGCAGTTGAAAGCGAGCAAAAAGCACCTCGAACAACTCGCGATTTAGTATTAAAATTCATTAATTCATAAACACTATGAGCACTACTTATGTACAAGTCACCAATGATGTAGAGCGTCAGTTAGCAGTAACTGAAGTTCTTACAGGTGCAACTACTTTGACGGCTGAGGATAGCGGAAAAGTATTTTTATTAAAGGCCGCGGCAGGAGCGCAAATCACACTCCCAGCGGTTGCAACATCAAACGGATTCCGTTTCAAGTTCATTGTTGGTCAGCTTTTCGCGACAACAGATTGGACGGTTAAGGCGGCGTCAAACGTTATCGAGGGTTCGGTATTAGTTAACGGCGCGCACGTGGCTGGAGTTAACGAAAACACAATTTCATTCGTGGCATCAGCTGAAGCGGTTGGCGACTTCGTGGAGTTGGTATCGGACGGCGCAAATTGGTACGTTAAGGGGTCAGGCGTTTCCGCTGGTTCAATTACACTAACAGCAGTTTAATATTTTTAAAATGAGCACAACAACATCAATTACAACTACTTACGCTGGCGAATTTGCAGGTAAGTACATCGCGGCGGCGATATTGCCAGCACGCACTTTGGCTAACGATTTGATTACCGTTAAGCAAAACATCAAATTCAAAGAAGTTGTTAAGAGATTAGCAACGGACACATTGTTGAGTGACGGGTCATGCGACTTCAATCCAAACGGAACTATCACTTTGACTGAGCGAGTTTTGCAACCTAAAGAATTGCAATTAAACCGTCAGTTATGTAAGTCAACATTCCGCAACGATTGGGAAGCGGTTCAAATGGGTTATTCTGCATACGACAATTTGCCGAAAAACTTTGCGGACTTTTTGTTGGCGCACATGGCTGAAAAAACGGCGCAAGAAATTGACCGTTCTATTTGGGTTGGTAACGGTAGCACGTCTGGACAATTCAACGGGTTTTCTACCTTAATTGCAACGGATGCTAACCTTCCATCGGGTCAAGAATTAGCAGTCGTAGGTGGTGGTTTGACAACTTCAAACGTAATTTCGGAATTGGGTAAAATCTTAGATGCGACTCCAGTAGCAGTGTCAACTCAAGACGATTACCACATCTACGTATCAACAAACATTTTCCGTTTATACGTTCGCGCTTTGGGTGGTTTCGCTACCAATTTCGGAGCGGCTGGTATTGACAATAAAGGGTCAATGTGGTACAACGGTGCTGAAATCGTGCCTTTCGAGGGTGTTAAATTAGTTCATGTTCCAAACCTTGCATCAAACACTGCAATCGCAACGGTTAAGGATAACCTTTGGTTTGGTACAGGATTGTTGAGCGACATGAACGAGGCGAAAGTTCTTGATATGGCAGAAATCGACGGTTCACAAAACGTTCGTGTTGTTATGCGAATGACGGCTGGTGTTCAGTACGGAGTTGCTGAGGACATCGTGACGTATGGTATCACCAATAACGCTAACTAGTCATGAGTTGCGATATTGCCAACGGTAGAGCAGAAGTTTGTAAAGATACAGTAGGCGGTATTGATGCCGTCTACTTGATTAACTTTGGTGATTTCAATCCTGATGTTGACGTTACGTATAACGGGACAAACACAGATTTGATTGATTCAATCAATAATGTTACCACGCTTTACAAATTCGGCTTGAAGGGTGCAAATAGTTATACGGAAACTATCACCTCCGACAGAAATAACGGGACTACGTTTTTTTCACAAGAATTAGTAATTAATTTAAAGAAACAAGACGCTAACACACAAAAGTTGGTGAAATTACTTGCTTATGGTCGTCCGCAAATAATCATTCGAGGTCGTGACAACACGTTTAGAATCGCTGGTTTACAGCGAGGTATGGACTTGACGGCTGGTACAATTGCAACGGGTGCGGAAATGGGAGACATGAACGGTTACACCTTGACCTTTTCGGGAATGGAAAACCTACCTGCGAATTTCATCAACTGCAACACCGAAGCAGGGTTATTAACCGACTTAGGTAATCCAACATTAACAACTTCTTAGTTTGTTGCCATAAAATAAGAAGAGGGATGCTTCGGTGTCCCTTTTTTTATGCAACAAAATTTAATCAAATAGTTTATAGGTTATGAATGTTTTACAAGTAAGTTCTAATCCTCAAGAAATCAAATGTGCGCCACGTTCGTCAACCATTACACACATCGTACTAATTGATGAGGAAACTGGCGTTGAAACAACTATTAACACGCCAACGATTAACGACTATGGTTACTACATTGGAATTGAAGCCACGTTTACGCTTGTCGCTGGTAGATTCTATGTAGTTCAGTTGTGGAACTTGACCGTAATGTTAGGTTATGAGCGTGTATGGTGTTATAAGGACGGCTTGCAGACAGACGAACATTCATCTAACAATCAATTCATTTTCGCATGATAGAAGTCATTAATTTAGAACAACATCAACAGCCTCTAATTGTCGAAACAAAAAACAAAGGTTGGGTAACTTTTGGCGAAAATAACAGTTACTTTCAGTTTTTGATTGACCGTTACCGTAAGTCGGCTACAAACATGGCTATCATTAACAATATAACTCGGTTAATGTATGGTAAAGGATTAGGAGTTATTAACGCTTCAAAAAAACCGAGTGAATATGCACAAGCATTGGCGATGTTTAACCCCGACTGTTTGAGGAAATTATGTTTCGACTTTAAAACATTAGGTCAATGCGCTATCCAAGTTCACTACGACGATAAACACACGCGAATTCTTAAAGCATTTCACATGGATGTGAACCTTGTGGCGATGGAGAAATGCGACGAATACGGAAAAATTAACGGGTATTATTATTCCGATAATTGGGAGGATATTAAGAAATTTCCACCGAAAAGATTTTCTGCTTTTGGAACGTCAAAGGATAAGGTAGAAATTCTGTATGTTAAGCCTTACGCCGTTGGAATGAAGTATTTTGCAACTCCTGATTATGTGGCTGGAATAGCATACGCATTGCTTGAGGAAGAAATTAGTGACTACCTTATTAATGAGGTTCAAAATGGCTTTTCAGGAACGAAGGTGATAAATTTCAATAATGGAAATCCAGACATTGAAACACAAAACAGAATTCAACAAGACGTTAAAAAAAAGCTAACAGGCTCGAAAGGTCAACGTGTTATTGTCGCGTTTAACAACAATAAAGATACAGCGACAACGGTTGACGATATTCCATTGAACGACGCACCCGAGCACTATACCTACCTTTCGACAGAATGTGAAAAGAAAATCATGGTAGTTCATTCAGTTACAAGTGGTTTATTGTTGGGGTTAGGGTCGGCAAATGGATTCGGGAGCAATGCGGATGAGTTAAAGAACGCCTTTGTGTTGTTTGATAATATGGTCATCCGTCCGCTTCAAAATTTGTTAATTGACGCTTTGCAACAGATATTATTATTTAACGGAAACACGGCGCAGTTATTCTTTAAAACGTTGCAACCACTCGAATTTACAGACCTTGAGAATACAATGTCAAGCGAGGAAAAACAACAAGAAACGGGGGTCGAACTAAGCGAACAAAAAAAAGCATTGGACGAGATTTTGGCGCGAGTTGATGAAGAGCAGTTAGGGGAAGGGTGGATAATGGTTGACGAGCGAGAGATTGACGAAGATGACAGCGAGTTGGACTTGCAACTAATCGAAGCGGAAAATGCTATGACAGACCAAAACACGTTTCTAAGCAAGCTAAT